ATAAAAGGTTACGCCGGTTACCAAAATAGTCGGCATATTCGCCAAAATTTTCTAAAAAAAGACTTGACATGGTGATTATATCCTGCTATACTGAAGTCAGGTTCCAGGGAATACCTTGAAGGGGTAAGACCAAACGGAAGCCGCCGTATCTGAGATACGGAAGCGAAAGAGTATTTGATAAACACGAAAGTGAATGGATAGTGCTCTTCGGACAAGTGAATAGCATACATGGTCGGGCCAGTGACCGGGTTTTTCCGGAAATGAAGTCAGACCGGAAAATGATTATTTGTTTGTTTGTTGAATAACTGATCGTAGGAATGAAGGATTGAAGGAATGAAGGATTGTAAGAATTTTTAAATTAATGTTAAAGATTTAACCCCTCCCCTATATTATATTTTATGGGATATTTATCCAGGGTAGGTCAGGTAATTTCAGGATACAGATGAGATTTTCAGAACCGAAATTACTTTTAAATAAAATTAAGAAAGTTATAAATGGTAAAAAAAAAAAAAAGAATGTAGATCTTTCGATCTCACATTCTTTTGTATTTAAAATCTTTCGATCTCACATTCTTTTGTATTTAAAATCTTTCGATCTCTCATTTAAAATCTTTCAATCCACATTGTATTAATTAATCAATTGATTGTAGAATTTATAATTTTAAAATTTATAGAATTTTAAATTATTAATTTTATAACTTACAATTAACTAATTAATCGTAGAATTTGTAATTCGTAAATTCATAAATTCGTAAATTTATGTTAATAAATTTACGAATTTATTGATGCGCGTTACTATTTAATCAAGCGACTCGCCATTTATAATAGCAAACCTTCGATAAATCATGCTTCGCAATCATTTAATGAAGCATCTAGCGAATTTAAGTTCTCTTAATAATTATTATACAATTTCATTAAATTAATACCTATAAAAGACTTTCGATTTTCAGCCCGCGAACTTCTCATAACTTCTCATATTCTCTCATATTTTCACATAAAAACGCTATAATTTTCTACAAAAACTACAAACTTTAGCACAAAAATTCCACAAATTCGCGCAACATCTGTGTAAAAATATTAAAAAAGTTACACAAATTATTAATATTTAGATCCAATAATATAATTATATTTAAATACCAAACATAATATTCTGATGAATATTATGATTGAACATGACTAAGTCATGGAGGTAAAAGATTGTCAGTATCAAACTATGAAGAATTTGTAGCAGCTTTAGCTGCTGGCGGGACTGTGTATTTATCCAAGAATGCAGTCATTACGCTTACTGCAAGTACGCAAATTAAGCATTCTAAAACTCGAATTACCAGCAAAGATCCAAAGCACCCCGGAAAATTAATCCTAGAGTCAGGCGCATCCTGGTCTGGACCACTGCTTTATGCCAATGGATTAACCAATCTCACATTCGATAACTTTATCATCGACGGTAACTTCGATTCTCAGGGTGGAAAGCCGCGCGGTAAGGGATACTTTAATCTCTGTAATCTAAAGAACTGTGATAACATTGTAATTCATGATATGCAGATGCGCGATGGCGGCTGCGATGGATTTCAATTCCGTGGATGCAAGTATATTAAAGCTTATAACAACAAGATAGAATATCTTGGACATGATGCATTCTATTTTATTGGCTCAAATGCAGAGATTGAAGTCTATAATAACAACGTTTTAACGTTTACCAACAGCGCGGTGCGCCTAGCCTATGGCTGTACAAATGCCTGGATTCACGATAACCATTTCCACAGTGTATTCACCGGCGGCTCCACCGGTCCGGCGATTCAAATTGATAAGCACGGCTTCAGTGGTATTCTTATCGAGGATAATGTCATTGAAAATGTGAATGGTTGTAGCATCTGGATGACCGGCGATGCTCTCAACAAGGGATCAATTGTTATTCGTAACTGTGTATTTAAGAACACTGGCGTTTATAAATCATACACTGGCTACTCGAACGCAGCCATCGTCAATGGTAACATGGATGGAGTTCTCGTAGAGAACTGTACATTTATAGATGGCAATGTTGGTTACTCAACATTCGACCGAAATGGTCTTTCGGTGTCATTCAATGCTACATTCAAGAATTGTATATTCTATAGTGCAGCAATTGCAGCATTCAGAATGGCAGATTCCGGCGGATCAGCGAAGATTATAAACTGCAATTTCTATGGTAATAAGGCGATTATAATCGATGATTATACAGCAAATGCTACATTCAGTGGTTCTACATCAGTCGATCCGCAGCTTACAACAGCGTATGCTGTTGGTGAAGATAGTCCACTATATGGTAAGGGCATCGGTTATAAGTCAGTAACACAGGTGCAGCCTGTTGAAAATGACGAAGTCATTGAAGATCCAGTGAACACTAAAACTACTAGCGCGCGCTTGATGTCAGCATCAGCAACGGCCGTATTAGCAAATGGTCCATACATTGATGTGGGAAAATCAGCAACTAGCACCTACAGATCGCTGTTCTGGACTGACTTATCTGCATACAAGACTCCCATTTATAAAGCTGAACTCCAGCTCTGCTGGTATTATCCCGCTGGCAAGACTCGAGTAAACGATAGTATCATAGAAGTATATAGGCCAACGGCCTGGAATGATAAAACTGCCACATGGAATAAGAATGCTAACACGTATTTTGATAGAGATGGCAATATTGCTGGTTCAAAATCATTCGGATCTATAACTATAGACAATTTAGCATTGCCCGATAATAAATATAAATCGCTGGATGTAACCGATCTAGTGAATAAATACATCAGTGGTGCATATCCCAATACTGGATTCCTGATTAAGACTGCTCTGGAAAACAATGATTACATTGCATTCTATAGTAACACTCACGGTACATTGGCACCAAAGCTTGTTATAACGGCCGTTGCACCAACCACTGATGTTAAAATCGCCGTGGCCGATAGTCGTAGATTTAAAGAAAACCAGAGTACATCAGTTTTAGACAACAATGTCTATTTGGATGTTGGTAAATCTAATGGTGCGGCAAGATTTCAGTTAGCATTTGATGTCAGTCAATTTACAAAACCTGTAGAAAGCGCACGGCTTCAACTTGCCTGGTATTATCCTGCCGGAAAATCGCGGCTTGCTGATACTGTAGTTACTGCATATCGGCCCTTAGCTTCGCTAAGTGATAATATGACCTGGGTTAATAGTGCTAATAACTTTGCGCCCATGAAAGCATATGGTTCAGTCACTCTTAAAGCTGCTATATTACCAGATGGTAAATTTGAATCTATAGATATTACAGAATTAGTGAATGCTTACATAAGTGGTACATATCAAAATACTGGCGTATTTATTAAAGCATTAAACGAAGGTAATAACTATGTAGCGTTCCACGGAGAATCTGCCATCGATTCTGCAACCAAACCCTATATATTAATTAAGACTACAGAAACTCTTAAATAAAGCTTTCTATATGCTTCTTTATAAGCATATTGATGGCACTAAGAAATAAAACCGGTGGGGCTGTGCATACAGACAGAGAACAACAAACTCTGCTCGGTGCCAGCCGCACATTATATGCCAATCAGCCCAACGAAGTTGATTGGATCTTTAATGAGATGGAACTCAGTACGGGGGAACTTGCACGTCAATGTACGGCCAGCGTTCGTGTCTGTAAAGATTGCGATCGTATAAGCGGTAATGCTGCAGCTAAATGTCCTGCATGTGGCGGAGAACTCATAGAATCCAGATGTCGCGAAATTGCTGCATTTGGTAAGAACACATGCGCGACGCACGGCGGAACATTTGCTTTATCACCTCAGCATAAGGCAAAGCTGATGCGTTCAACTGTTGTTTCTGGAACCACATTTAATCAAATCATGTATTGTCCATGTCAAATTCATGGAGCCAATTGTAAATATATTAATCAATACTATGATGCAGATGGTTGCGCACGCTGTGCACCTGAGAAACAATTATACGATAGCATTATAGATCACTTTTCAAGGAACTATGATTTTAATAGTGATGCAGATTTAATCATTCTACAAAGACTCGCAATGACAATTGTGCGTATCACTCGTAATGAGAGATATATAGCCATGCGCGGAGAAATTATTAAACGCGAGCGCGGTGCTCCAGATGGTTCTGTCGAAACATGGTTTGAGCCAAACGCTGCATCTGTAATTATTTCCAAATTAGATTCTCAATTATTACAATGGCTCAAGGGTCTTAATATTACGCGCGCAGCTAGAGAAAATAAAGAAATTATTCAGAAGATGGATTTCTTAACACTATTGTGTGACAGGAATGTGAAAGAAATTGAAATATGATTTAGAACGTCTGCGCGTTGATCCAAACTTGTTTGCTGAACAAGTGCTTAATATAGAATTGCATGATGGTCAGCGGCAAATTTTAGAATGTAAAGATAGATTTATTGCCGTGCGTGCAGCCAGACGTTTTGGTAAATCATTTGTTTTCAGTGCATATGCTATATGGTTTGCAGCAACCAATCCAAATAAGAATATAGTTCTTGTCTCGCGATCTCAAAGACAGTCGATGTGGTTATTCGATCAAATCGTAAGATTATTAACACCAACCGCGTTAAACGAATCGATAACAAGATTGACAATGAGTGAATTAGAGTTCTCAAATGGCTCTAAAATTACATCACTTCCTGGCGCTTCATATGATTCGTTAAGAGGTATAACTATCGATCTTGCATTGATAGATGAAGCAGCATATGTGCGCGATGAATTATTTAGTGTTTTATATCCAACTGTTATTACAACGCAGGGTCGAATAGTTCTTATAAGTACGCCCGGGCTTTCTGCAGGCGAGTTTTACAATGCATGTACCAATAGTGACAGCGGATATACAGCATTCAAATTTACCCACGCCGCGGCGGTATTTAAAGATGGTAGACCGCACGTTCCGCAGGAAGAATTAGATCGCGAATGTAAACGTGCTGGTGGTGAAGATTCTCCGTTTTGGAAACGCGAATACCTCGTAGAATTTACAGATGCTGATGGAGCATTCTTTGATATCAAAGCAGTTCAGGATTCAATGGAAAATGATCTCGAACGTAGCATTGTTGCAGAACCAAACCACTCCTATGTAATAGGTGCGGATATTGGACAGAAGAATGACTATACTGTATTTGCAGTTTTAGATTATACGGAGCCAGAGAACTGTAAATTAGTTGATCTTATAAGATTTAATGGTGAAACTGCTGACACGATTATGCACAGATTGCATGAAACAGCATCAAAATTTTATGCCAAGCGTGTATTAGTGGATTCGGCAGGAATCGGTCAATCGATTTTAGAACACTTGCAGGCTAATTATCCTGGCATTAGATATGAAGGATTTAACTTTAATAGAACCAGCAAACCAAAGATAATGAATAATTTAAACATACTCTTGGTTCGTAGACATTTGCAATTATTACAGGATAAAGATATTCTGGAGGAAATGGCTTCATTCTTCTATAAAGAAAATCCTGAAACTAAACACATTAGTATGGCTGGCGCTAATGGCGTCCACGACGATATACCAATTGCTATTGCGCTAGCTGTTGAAGCTAGCGGTGTTATTGAACCGCGCGGTGATATTGCATTAGTATCACTTGGTGGTAAAGAGAGAAAATATTCAACTAGACAGAATCACGCGCTAAGGCGCAGAGTGTTAATATGATCGCAAATTTAGAACGAGAAAAAGTGGCGCTCGCTGTTAAACCACTGAAGAAACCTCGCGCCGTGCAGGGAGCTGCAGCATCTACAGAACTAACACCTATTAGTGCAAAGGATGCTGAATTTTTAGTTTATTCAAACAGCTATGTCAGGCGCGGTGTCGAAAAGACAGCAAATGCTATAGTCAGAAATGGTTATTCTATTACACCTACGAGTAGTAGTGATAAGGATATGATAGAACAATTTGCGTCTACTAATAGTTTAACGCAAATGATTATTAATATAACTCGTAATACGTGTATATATGGTAATGCATATCTGGAGTTAGCATTGCATAAAGATTATGGACCATTTTTAACACTATTACCGCCGTCAGAAATCGATTATATACGTGATGCTAATAATAAAATTATTTATAAAGATGGTCGTCCATCTGGTTATACACAAAAGCGTGGTAATGATATTGTCGCAACTTGGTCACCAAATCAAATAGGTCATCTAAGATTTTTAGAATATGGAGCATTGGATATTGGTATGTCCATGTTACAACCACTTATACAACCATGTACAGAATATGGATTAACGCGTGCAAATCTTGCCGATGGATTCATACGTTCACTTAATGTCGTACATGTAAAAGCAACTGGTGCAACTCAAGAAGAATTAGATGATATTTCTGTAGACATGTCCAGACAATTTACAGCAGAAACTGCATATGTCACATCCGACCGTATCGGTATGGATGTTATTAATGCCAATTCTAGTCCCGTGCATCCAAGTGAATATATGGAACCGGCGGTTGCAGAAATCGCAGCAGCATTTGATATGCCAATTGAATTGATTGCGCCAACTATGAATTTTAAATTAAATGATTTTGATAAACGTAATGCTGAATGGTTAGAAACTATTAAAGATAGACAAGCTGCTATAGCTAATATGTTTGAAACTCAAGTGTTTCCGGCATTCACTGATAATCCTGTGAAGATGGAATTTAATTCACCAATGACTATTAACATTAGTGATCTTGTAACAAGCATTGGATTTGCTGTGCAATCACAAGCAATGACTCCAGAGATGGCACAAAATATTATTAATACACATCCGGCATTTAAAATACTTCAAGTGTCATAAATATACGAAACATTTAAATAATGTTTCATATAACGCGAGGTATATACGTTGATAGGAGAGAATAAAAGTGTCCATCTCTAGTTTCGTAAATAAAAGTTTCACAACGTCAGTTGGTAATTTGATGCGAAGCTTCGGACGTTTAACAGGAATACATTGTTTTAATATTTTTAACATTCCTGTGTCTGACACATATGGCGCCTCGACGTCATATGTATTATATAACACGAGGACATAAATGGAATCTACCAGAATGCTTTTAGGATTCGCGTTTGATGATATATCAACAGACGATCACGGATACGTATATTTTACAGGCACTGCATTAGAGGAGGGCGTATGGAGTGATATGTATGGTAACACTGCATTTTGGCCCAGAGATATTATTCATGCGGGAATGGAAGGTTTCAGAGGTAAAGCTATTACATGTCAGCACGATGCCGTCGTCGGTCGCGTGTTAGACGTTTATGCTACAGATCTTGGGTTTAAAGCCAAAGGTGTTATTACATCTAAAAGCGTTGGCGAACTTGTTCTTACTAAAGTTTTAAAAGGTTTAAGCGTTACCACTGAAGCATACGTTGATTCTACTAGAAAGATTGTTTTACAGTTGATTAATCAACAGGATATTTCCGTTGTTACAAATCCGGCGTGCCGCGTGTGCATGCTAGAAAACACATGGATTGATGATATGAAAGAATTAGACACTGAGATTGTTGAGGTTGCTGCATCAGCAAGCGCACAGCCAGTCGATGTTGTTATTGACACAACCGAGACTATTGCGGCTGAACTTAGCGCAACTGAAACTACAGAAATCATTTCGGATTCATCCGAAATTGAGGCTCTCAACATGCGTTTATCTGCATACGAGGCGCAAGTTGATGAATACAAAGCAAATATTGCCGGACTTGAGGCAAAGGTTGCTGAACAAGAGATTATGATTGCTGAATTATCCGCAGAGGTATCTGTAGTTAGAGCACAAAATGAAGAGCTCGCTGGCAAACAGCGCGAGGAACTCATTGGTGCTATCATGTCTGCCGATCCAAATGCAGATAAAGCAATATTAGAAAAAACTTCCAATGATGCACTTGGCGCATATTTACAGACTGTAATGAGACTATCTCAGAGAAAGCTTGTGATGTCTGCACCCAAGGGAATGAAAGTTAATGAGGCGCCAGCACAGGAAATGAAATCTGAGCCTGTTGCTCCTATAAATACCACATTGGCATACATTAACTATTTAAAGAGTAAACAGTAATTAAGGTGAACAATAAATGACAGGTTCAATTGAAGAGTTACAGAGAATGGAGCTCGCAGCTGGCGATGAAATTTCCCACGCAGATATAACTGCAAGGATACCAGAAGTTTGGGCTGCAGAAATCGAGGCTCGTGCCGAGATTGAGAGAGTATTTAAGAAATATTGTAAGGTTAACACCGACCTCGTTGGTCGCGCTGGTGACACTATTAAGATTCCAAGACGCGCATATGTAGATCTTAACACATACGCAGCTACTGCACAGTCTGAATTGGTGACTATGACACAGAACTTCGAGCTCGAACTCGAGACTGTTACACTTACACCTACCGAAATGGGTATATCTGGTCGTATTTCCAAGCAGGCAATTGACGAAGCTATGATTTCACTGCTTAATGATACCCAGGCCGGTCTCGCTTTAGCAATGGCAGATAAGGAAGATCAGGATATTCTTACCGCAATTATGGCAACCGCAGTATCTGGTGGACCAAAGTATGTTAATGCAAAGAAGAATGCAACCACATTTACTTCTGGGGATTACACAACTGCATTCGCTAGTGCAGCAATCACTGGTGTTACCGCCGCAGATGTACTCGATCTTTCAGTAATTGTTGAAGCATCTGAAGTGATTATGCCATCCAATGGATTTAAGGCAGACACTTTATTCATCCACCCAAGACAGAAAGCTTCCCTGCTCCGCAGTGAGGACTTTATTAATGCTGCACGTGCAGGTGCAACTAGCGCAAGGTCAAATGCAAGCGTTGCAAATGTTTGGGGTCTTGAGGTTGTGTCTTCTCGTAGAGTTCCAACCCATGCAATATCTGGTTCAGTAACTGGTTATCAGGCAATTCTGATTGACTCTAAGAATGCAGTAGCACTCGCATACAAGAGACCAATTACCGTTGAAACTGAATACAAGCCTGCTGAGCGTATGTACTACTTCTACGTCACTAGCATGTATCAGGCAAAGAGACTCAACGACGGTGCTGTCGTAATTATCAACAGTGCTTAAATTAGGTGTTCCATATGGATAAAGAGGCGGAAAAAATGCCTCCATCTTCCATATACGAATTACTATATCGCGTTGATGAGCGGCAAAATATTATTATCGAATCTTTTAAAGATGTAAAAGATGAGATAACTAGTATAAAAATTGATTTCAGGACGGCACAGGATCGGATGCGCGATGAAGTTATGAAATCAATTGATAATAAAGTTGAACCTTTAATTGTTAAAGTTAGCGCTTTAGAACAAAAGGTTCAAGTTTTAGAAAATAAAAATTCTGAACTCGCCGGTGGTAGTCGTTGGAGCAATAGAATTCTTGATGTTGTGTTGACAATATTGCTACTTTATATTTCTTATAAAGCTACATTTTAATGGTATGGCAATGATCATGTCGCCTCCGCATGTGAGCCAACCGCCATCTATATATATAATGTGAGCATTTATAATATATTATGAACTCATCTATTAAAGGATTTTTAGCTGAGCAATTAGCAATTAGAAAATTACTTTTTTTAGGATTTGAAGTGTCACGTCCAGTTATAGATACATATGGATATGACATCATATGTTGTAAAAATGATAACGTTATAAAATTACAGATAAAATCGCTTGGGACACCCGACGCAAACAATGGGTATAAATTCAGATTAGATAATAATACATATGATGATATAAATTATTTTTTATTTTATTTATCTGATATTGAAATATGGTATATAGTACCAGCAACATCATTAACTAACGTACATGTAATGTTATATGACACTTCAATTACATCAAAATATTTAATCTATAGAGAAGCATGGAATTTATTGGAGGCATAATGTCTAAAATAATAATTAATAGTCAAGGTCCACACAGTCCTGCAGGCAATACTATTAATACAGGATTTGCAAAAGTTGCATATACTGTATGTAATGCATTAGCACCAACCAATGAGGTTGGGCATGTATGTCATGAGCATGAAGGACTATCGTTTGAGTTTAAGAATAAATTATTGAATACACAGTATTGGATTCACCGTGGTAATAAAAACTTTCAACAGTCAGCCAGTGAATTAAAACTGCATGTCGAACTTCGTAAACCGGACTTTGTAATAGGTATTGGCGAAGCCTGGGGCATGTATCACTATAAAGATATTAATTTTAAAGATACACAACTTTTAATGCACGTTCCTGTTGATGGTGAACCATTTGATAGTACTCTGTCAACAGTTGCTCAAATGGCCGATCTTATGATACCAGCATCTCATTATGGTAAGAAAATATGCGATCTTAATAATTTACCAACATGTGATGTAATTCCACATGCATTTGATCCAAAGACATATATGCCTTTTAAACAGACACAAAGAGATGTGGCGCGTTCTAAATTCGGATTTACTGATGATCTATTTGTTGTTGGTTTTGTTGGTAGACAGCAGGAACGCAAAAATTTAATGGCGCTTATTATAGCATTTGAAAAGTTTGCCAGAGATAAAAATGATGTAAGACTTTTATTAAATATTACAATTGATAAATATTCAGACTTTAATCTCGTTCATATGGTTAAATTTATGGGTCTCGGAGATAAAGTATTAATAGTTAATACCAATAATTCCAGTGAACGCGATATGGCTACAATGTACAATGCTCTTGATATGTATATATCAACATCGTGCAGCGAAGGTTTTGATATTCCTGTATTGGAAGCTCAGGCGTGTGGCGTTCCATGTGCTGTAAGCGATTATTCTGCACATGTAGAATTGGTTAAAGATCATGGTAAACTTATAGAAATTGGTGACTTTAGACCCATGCCTAATAATATATACTGGGCATATGTTAATATTGATGATACTGTTGCATCAATGCAATATTATTATGATAGTATAAATGCTCGTCGTAAAGATGGCGCGGCCGCACTTGAATTTGTTAAGAAGTATTATACTACAGATGTAGTTAATAAACTTTGGAATAATCTTATAACTAACTATGATGATATTAAAGAATCTGCTGAAAGCGTATTACCAGTTAGACGGATGGATATAAATGTTAAAGACGAGTAAATTATTATTTAATGGTGCTACAGATACTACCGGTTATGGTAGTGTCGGCACTTCATTTCTTAAACAATTGATTGGTAGTGGACTGCCAACAGAAAATATTCAGGTTAAAACAGACTTCTCCAGGATAGATAAATCGCACGGCGAAACCTGGGAATATGATCTTAAGAAAATGTGTCTTAATAATATTGGTCAGCCAGATTTGTTTTATAATTTATGGAATCCAATGTGTTCTACCGTTTACGATATAGATACCCCACAAATTTTAGAAACAGTATTTGAGACCGATTATATTCAGCAGAATTGGGTAGACGCTTGTAACATGTATGATATTACATGGGTTCCATCACACTTCTGTGTTGAAACATTTAAACGTAGTGGTGTTAACAACGTCGTGTATATGCCATACGGATTTGATTTTAGCAATGACACAACTTCATTACCAAAGTTGGATGCAGATAAACGATTTAAGTTTTTATTCATCAATCAATGGAGTAATCGTAAGTTTGCTAAAGAAACTATAGAAGCATTCTGTAAAACATTTAAAGGTGGCGACAGCGTTGTTTTATACATTAGGACATTTGTGCTTGGCGGTCTTGGGTTATCTCCATTGGATATTACTAAAGATATCAAAGAAGTTAAGAAACAATATCCAGATAGTCCACAAATTATCTTACTTGATCATTTCAATGATCTCACACTTAATAGATTATATAACTCTGTAGATTGTTTATTATCACCATCGCGCGGTGAAGGCGTCGGTCGTACAATTGTAGAAGCTATGAGTCACGGGCTTCCAGTTGTAACAACCAATTGGTCAGCGATGACAGAATATGCAAATGATAAAACTGCATATATGTTAGATTATGAACTTGTGCGTGTGCAGGTTCCAGAAGATGAGGCTCGCATATATTATTTTGCAGATAAACGCATGCATTGGGCAGAACCAAAGTTCGATCAACTTTGTGATACTATGAAACTCATAGTTGAGAATTATGATGAAGCTGCCATTAAGGGAGCAAATGCTTCTAAGTTTGTAAGAAAATATTATTCATGGGAAAAGTGTTTACCACCAAGAATTGATTGTATGGAGAAATTATTAGATGACAACTATAGCTTTGGGGATATTAACTAAGAATGCAGGAGCTCAGCTTGAGCCCTTGCTTGAACAGTGTGCGCCATATGCAAATGAAATTATTATTGTCGATGGATTTTCAACAGATAATACGCGCGATCTTGCAAATAAATATAATGCTAAAATTTATGAGCGCGCATTCAATGGATCATTTGCAGATTTACGTAATGAATTATTAAATCTTGCATCATCTGAATATATGTTAATGTTAGATTCAGATGAAACCATTGAAGACCCATTGGGACTGTTTAATAAAACTTACACAGAGGCTGCATATGCACTGCCGCGCCATAATTTTGTAGATTATGTAGATAAACCGGAGACATATCCTGATTATCAGACGCGCCTAATTAAAGTTAATTCTGGATTAAGATATGAACGTGATGTACATGAAGTTATTAATGCTAAACCGGTGCCACTCGATATACATATAATTCATGATAAGCATACTGATAATGATAATAATATTAATTATAAATCATTGCAGTCTGCTATAAAATCCAGAACATCTAGATGGATAGAATACATTGATATAACTAAATTTATAAGCTCTTATGGTGCTTATGATACAGAATATTTCGCCAATGGTGATGTGGCTCGCTGGTTCTCTAGTGATGCTGAATTAACATTTATGCTTAATTCTCCAGAAGCATCTGAATTGGAAATTAAAATATCAACATTCGGTCAATATAAATCTGTTGACATTGAATTGTATGCTGACACATCATGCATTGGTAAATTACAAAATATTACTGGCGCCGGATTATATCACTTGCAATTAAATGATAATGTCACACATGCACCATGTGAGGTTAAACTTGTAATAACCGGACATGATAAATATATGGACATTGAAGTTAGAGACTTATGTATATTTGTTGATCATATAGCATTCACAAGTAATTATGTAAGTGGTACGCTTAAACTTACATGGGATGAAACTAAGAAATATTTAATGCACGGTTTCGCATATGATGAAGCTATCATGGCATGTATTCGTGCAAGCGGCTGGTGGGAAACAGATAATCAGGAATGGATGCATAAACTTATACAGGAAGACTTCGTCTGCCTGGATATTGGTGCCAACATTGGTTCACTTGCAATACCGATGGCTGCTTTATGTAATAAAGTATATGCATTCGAGGCTGGGTTTGAAATCTTTGGTATGTTGAAAACTAATGTTATTTCCAATAATATTGATAATATTGAACCATTGTATCTTGCAGTCTCAAATAAGAAAGATATTGTATACTTCCATCATAATCGCGGTAATGTTGGTGGATCATATGTAACAAGTGATTCTGATTCTCATGTTACAAGTGCTGTTCAAGCAATACGCCTTGATACTTGGGCTAAAGATAATCTAAAGCGCCTTGATTTTGTCAAATGCGATATTGAAGGATTTGAAGTTAAGTTTTTAAAAGGCGCTAAGCAGACACTTAAGAAGTATAAACCGATTATGCTAATCGAATTTAATCCTACTGCCTATAATAATAATTCAAAGGATGATACAATAGATGATCTGTGGAAAGAACTGACTGCTATATATGAATATATATATGTAATTGAAGGTCCGGCAACTTTGAGACGCGTGACTACAATATCAGAAGCTTGTCAGCGCATTGATGGTACGAAGCGTACACTCGAGGATCTTTTGTGTTCAACGAGTGAGATTTAAATAGTATATGTGTTATGACAGAACATATGTTGGATGAACATGCTATATGCATGGAGGTTAAACATGCTTGAAGTCATAACACCATATATGGATACTATTTTAGTAGCAATAGCTAGCGGTGTGTTATCTATTGTTGCTTATGCGAAGATTGCTGTTAAAAATATTACACCAGAAGAGGCAGAGCACATTGCTCTTGAAGTCGTAACTGCTATGGGTGATGGTGTACTTTCACCAGAGGAAAAGCAGAACATAATTAAAGACGCTATAGTGGCCATGCGCTCTAAGTGAAGGTTTAATATGAGAGCAACGTTTGCGTTTCCAGATAGAACTCTGGAGACTGCTATAATTTATGTCGATGGTGTTGAACTCGATAGAGTGTCATCAGACTCACTTGAATATGTAATAGATGATGATTCATTTGTTGACAGTACAATTACCGTTGCCTATACGGATGGATCTACAACCACTGATGAAATTACTATTGTAACATTTGAACAAAAGGTTATTCAAGCCGTAACTGATAAAGTAACAGTTGATAATATTCCTGTTGAAGACATCTTAAAATTAATTGATCCGTGTCGCAGAGAAATAATAATTGATCTGTGTAAATATCATTATGGTGAAGAGATCGTATGGATTAAAGATTCATATTATAAATTACCGAATCGCTGGTTCTTTGATTATAATGGTGGCGGTGAAATATCAACATTTGATATTGAATTTTATAGTCAGACAATACCAATATATGAATTCACAACTAAAGATCCTGTGACAGTTCTGGCAATGAATGCGCGCGATCGCTGGGTTAAGCTAGATGCCAAGTTACCTTCAACGAAAATTTTAAAAGTTAATTATTATGCAACTCAGCGCGATCTGAAACAATATGATTTTATAGAATTATTATCTCTAAAAATTATATATAATTACTACCAGGATGCATATTCTAATATGTATTCAAGTACAGATGCCAGTGCTAATAAAATTAAAGTTGGTGATATAACTATTGAAAGTTCTACAGGTTCTACAAGTAATCAGAATTACTATATTGATAGATTAAATAAAGCGCGCGCCAGATACGTTGATAAAATCGAGAAATTTAAAAAAGGTTTCTATAGAACTAATTAACCGGAATATTTAAATATCTTTCATAACACTACATGCTATATAAATGGTAGGAGATTCAAATGGATAAAACTAAATTTGCTGATGCCATCAGATCAATAGGCACACAGTTCACAAAATTATCTGTAGTTGAAGACATTGATTCTCATGGATATATGACAGAAGATGAGACTCCTGCCGGAACTTTTTATGCATCAATGCAAGGACATAAAGATTTAACTGAATCTGTTACGGCCGCCGGAACTATATATACTGGTAAATCATATTTTTATGTAGCTGAATCTGAAATTGCTCTTGCAGAGGGCGATAGATTTAGTGATAGTGAAGGTTCAGTATGGGTTGCTAAAAGTATAATAGATGATTATCGTAAAGTTGCTGGATATTCTAAGTGGATAGTCGAGCGAGTAATATTATGACGACCGATATTGATACAGCGATGAAGCACATTTATAATGGCATTGGTTATGGAGTTATGTATATAGCACATGGACTTGCAATTAATGCTGCCAAATCTATCGCTGAAGAATGGTCACGACTCGCGGCTGAAGGTATGCGCGATTATACAAAATGGTATGAAGAAAAGAAATATAATACAGATAAACCTTTGCTTCATGATACATATACATTATTGCGCGGACTCACGTTTAATATTAAAGTAACTGCCGATTCTGCACTTATTTATATAACTATAGATGATGATGTAGAGCCAAGAAATATGGCATCAATTCAAAGTATATTTCATTGGCAAACCTATGGTGTTGATAAAAAATATATTAACATTCCAGCAAGACCTATATTTTATAGTGTAATTGGTGATCTACAGTCTGCAAAGGTTATGAAGAAGAGATTATTAAAGACTGATAAAGCTTCAGCTCAATATAATTTTGATAATGGATATGTGCGCGGTAAAGATTATAAATATACAGATCCGGCTACCATTTTACGCCATGCAAAGAAATCTTTACCAGAGAAGCATTTTGAAGCCAAGATAAGTAATTATGTGACCGGCGAATTGAGGTGGTTAGAATAATATCATATGAAGATGAACAAACAATATATAGATTACTGCCATCCACAATTACTGTAGACGGTCAAACATTCTCTATTAAAAAGGTTGCACAAGCATACAAATTACCAGATTATGTTGGACCTACAATTGCTATACAATATGTTAATGAATTTGGGCTTGACTACCAATCTATAGAACAAGGTTATGAAGAAATAGACAGTTATTCATTTAGTCTATCTAAAGATTATAAAACTGTTTTATTAGTAACAGTCGCTGCAGATGATACGGCGCCATTGCAGAAATCAGTAACATTTACATATGCTGGTTCAACCGTTCCTGATGAACCATATAAAACAATTATTTCAGTTACCCCAAGTACGCCTGTACTTGGAGAACCGGTAACTGTAGTTTACACACGAATTATTCGTGGATATAATATTGTACGTACAATAATGCGCGCAATATATGATCTAGCGGACTACGAATTTCCGGTAGAAGTTACATTGAAAGGACAAACTCGCGATGTTTCAGAACTCGTAGGTCGAGAAACATTATGTGTGCTACAAGGTACACTCGTTCTTAAAAATGAATATACTAGCGTACATTCGTTCCCTGAAGAAAACACGCCTGTAGAGGCTTTGGAGATTGATATAGAATGCAATTCGTAAATATAACTGTGGACACTTCTGGATTATATCCGGTAGCATCCAGAGATAATGGTACGCTCGCCATAGTTGGTGTTGGTGATACCTCAGTTAGTGGTTCTATGGTTCCAGTAAAATTAACATCATATGCTGAAGTTGATGCGCTGTATCCAGATGATTCTGATTTATCACGGGCGCTTAAATTAGCATTTGCTAATGGTGCTGCAGCAATTTGGGCTGTCGATACTAAAGTAGAGAAAACACTGGATGCCATTGAAGATGCACTTGAGACATTAGAAACAAAGGATGTGCAGATAGTAGTTATCGCAAATACTGTAGAAACTGACAGTGATACATATATTTCAACAGCGCTGGCTAATCACGTTGCCGCCGGTATGACAGATCGTGTCGGTGTATTTATGCTGGCAAGTGGCGAAGATGTTGATACCATGCCAACCGCTATTAGTACTATGAAAACGGCCGGTAATAACCGCATGATTGCCATAGCTCACAACTCTGGTGAAGATGTTGCAGCGGCCGTCGGTGGTATTTTAGCAACTATCAAGCCGTGGGAATCTGTAGTTAATAAAGCTATATCTGGCGTTGCTAATGATAGTGATTTCACCACAACTCAAATGACTGCATTTAATAGTGCACAGATAAACTTTATATTTGATCCGCTGTATTTAGCTGGAACAACTAACGTTCTTAGAAGTGGATATACACTTGGTACCGCAGCCGAGGGAATTAATTATATTGATGTTCGTAGGACAATTGATGACATTTCTTATAAACTTAAAGTCGGATTAACTAATCCAAACGTAATTGGTAATCTTAGAATTAATAGAGCTGGTATTGCTGAATTAATTGGTTATATAGCTGGTATCATGCAGCCCTGTGTTAACAGTGGCGAAATTGATTCCTTTGATATTAATATACCAATCGCAGCCGTGCTGGCTAAAGATATTGATGAGCGTACAAATGGTGAAGCTGCAATTTTAAAAGCAGCCAGAACATCAAGAACTGTCACCGGTTCTGTTGTAATAGAGTACTCTGGTGCCATCCATACATTAAACTTAACACTCAACTATGTTGCATGAGGTAAAATAAATGGCAGATTGGACTACAAGATTAGGTATTAAACTTGTGAAGACAAGTGGACAGGAGTCAGCGATTACTCCTATTGACACTTTTTCACCGAAAGTAGAAACGCCGCATGATATTATAGATTCTATAGATGCGGAAAATATTGGATTTTCTAAAAAGAATCGTAGATTTACATTCGATTTCACAGTAAAAGCTGCAAATACTGCGGCATTTAGAGAACTATATGCATATGCAATCAATGGCGGAAAGTTTGATATTGCTATGTATAATGTACACTCTGATAGAAACGAATGGGTTTTCGATTCAATGAAATATAAGAACTGTCGTTGTGTATCTGTCACTCCAAGTGATGTAACCAATGATGGTGGAATTCCAAGTATGACATTCTCATGTATATGTCTGAATGTTGTTGCAAGTAAACTTGGCGAGAGTACAATAGATACAGGAAACTAAGGTTTCCTGATTTTAAAATATTACGAAGTAATGGAGGAATAATTTTATGGATACATTTGATATTAAAGAACTTATCCTTAAGGGTAAGCGCGCGGTTAGAGAATATACAATCCCAAATATTGGAAAAGTATTTGTTAGACCATTGACTGATTTAGAATTGAGTAAGGGCGAGATTGCAATGATTAGCGAAATCAAAGACGCTAAAACTCGCGCATATATACTTGGTAAATCAGAAGATGTTGATGGCGTTGACTTTACTGCGATAGCAGAAGCTAGCGTTCATGCAAATATTATGATTGCTTATATGGCTATGAAAGATTTTGCCAAGGGCGAATTCACTATTGAATTGGTTGAACAACTCCCAGGTATAAATGGTTTGGCCGCATTTGTGAGAGAAATTTCCGGTGCTCAAAAGAATATAGATGAGGCAGCAGCTGCAGTTGCAGAAATTAAAGACTTTCGTAAAGAGTGAAGATGGTCAATTATATGACTATCTTTTTCATTCAGAGCGCACACAATATTCACTCGGCGATGCCAGTGAATTAACACGTTTACAATTACTATTTATAGTTCAGTGTCAGGTTGTATATGCAGAAAAATTAGATGATTTAGAAAAGCGTAATAAGCATGCCGATAATCCATTGACTATATACGATACTGATGATACAGAGACGCGAACTCATAAATTGGCAATGATCGATGAAATGATTCGTGCCAGCGGGCAGGATTTAGAATATGAGTAATAAAGAACAGGTCAACCTAAATATTAATATTCAGTTGCAACATATACGTGAAGCGTTTGCCGAACTTAAGAAAGTTCAAAATGTTGTAAAAAATATTACTATTACAAATAATAAAACCTTTAATGGTAATAGCGGCTCTAGAACTTTTGTTAAAAATATTTATTCTAATATGGAAAAAGCCCAGCATGCCGCTGATCAAAAGGTATTATATTATTATGATAAAGGTAAAAATGTTGTAGCTAAAAATTTAACAGCGGTTGACAATGTTATTGCTCAAAGTAGTCAAAAAACCACTCAACAGCTAGAAAGAGATATTAAACGTACACTATCTTATACAGATAAACTTATGATTGATACTGCAAAAACGCAGGTATCTGTTGATGAGCAAACCGTTAAAACACGTAATCGTATTGATTATGCATATGCAAAAACTAAAATTGATATAGAAAAGAATGCTGCCAACGTATCACAGAAAGCCTGGACAGATTCTATCAAACAGGCATTTAGTATACACATTATTCAAATGTATGTTGCACCATTCGTTCAAGCTTTAAATCAATTATTACAGACAACACTTACTACATTCGCTGAATTTGATGCATATTATGCTGATTATCTAGCAAAGTCTATAGATTTTAAAGATGTTGTCAGTCGTGAAACTATATTTGCTGGCGGTGTCAATCAAGTTTATAGTATAAATAATATGGCAGATGCTATGGAGCGTTTCTCAGCATCTGGAATCGATCTAACACAAAATCAGCAAGCATTAACTGATGTATTAGAGTTATCAGTGACTGCTGCTATATCATATGATGAAGCGGCTAATGCTGTAATTAAAACGCAAGAAGCATTTAAATTATCAATTGAAGATTCCACAATGATAGTTGATGCGCTTACTAATGCTGCCAACTCATCAACTGCTGAATTGAAAGATTTAACAGAATGGTTCGGATATGCCAGTGGCATGGCACATGAAACTGGAATTAATGTACAGCAATTAGCAGCATATCTTGGTATTCTGTCATCAACAGGTATGAAGAGTGCTGGTACAGCCATACGTCAAATGCTTGTGCAAATGACTGATGCGAATGTGCGTGAGAAATTAGATGCAATATTTGGTCAGAAATTTGATTATATGCAAATGGACGAAACATTGCTTAAGATGCGCGAGTTCGTACAAAATTCTAGCAGTCAGGCAGAAGTTATGCAGCGCATCTCAAATGCACTGGGTGGAAAAGTTAACGCTCGTGAAGCATTGTCAAGATTATTAACTGCTGATGAAGCAACATGGTCACGTATAATGACCGCCACTGAACGTAGTGGTACGGCTGCCGCGCTGTTTGACACAATGACTAATAATGCCGCTGGCAATCTTAGTAAAATTAAAAATAATATAACAATTATATTGGCGCAAATTGGAGAGGCATTTAGTCCAATTCTAAAAGTATTAGTTGTTGTAACCGGTTGGATTGCCAACTTTATAAATGCTGCACCAAAGTTTTCAAAATACTTGCTTGGTGGATTATTGTTATTAGCTGGCGCATTTGCAGCTATAATAACTGCTCTGGCAACATTAGTTGGATTATTTTATATGTCATCAGCCGCAGTTAATATGTTTGATAAAGGTACACTTAGAGCAGCATTTAGTTTAAAATCACTAGCAGTTACAATGACACAATTATCAATTCTTATGTTTGAGCATGTAACTGTTACAGAAGCGGCTGCTATGGCTGAAGAGCGTCTTGCCAGTGCAACAAATTTATCGGTTATGGCTAACAAGAATATGAAATATGGAATGTTAGCTGGTGTTGGTGCAATGGCCTCATATATGGGATACCAATATGCTATGGAACAGCAGGCTTATAGTTTAGCATTTGCTCTTAATTTAGTTACATCCGCGCTCAGTGGTATAGCAGTTGGTGCTACCATCGGCGGTCCAGTTGGTGCATTACTCGGTGGAGCCGTCGGCCTCGGTAGTGCATATATGGGTCAATCTAATATTGATAGAGCTAAAGAAGAATCGACGCTATCACGGCGTCAGAGCGCTTGGTATGGGAAAAATAATGTCACTCAGTATAATGATACTGGTGCAAAAAATTATTTTAGTATTAGTACTATGAATGTTAATGGTGTACAAGATACTAACACATTGGCTACTGAATTATTATATGAGAGTGATTATTAATGATAGCTGGATCAAGACTTGGGGGTAGTGCATATATATGGACTGATAAACGCGGCGGTAATCATATAATAGATTTAGGAACGCGTGTTGTTAATAGTGAACTTAGTTATTTAGATGATAATAATCAGCGCGTTTATTATTCTATACCCACGATTCAGAATGTATCTGTACAACAGAATGTTACACTTCCAACACATCCCACGCTTGATAATTCATATATTCAACAATTTGCAAAAGAAAATCCTGCAAAAATAAATTTCGACATGATTCTTGCTGAAGAACTGTTCACAAATTTTGATGTACTTGCAGAGGATGGTTCAGTTGAACAGCGCGATTTGACAACCGATGAATTTATAGAACTACAAGATAATGAAGATGTGTCAATTGATGATATATTAGATGACACTGGTATGTATTCTGTAAAAGATCTCATTGGTATATTTGAAGATATTAGAAGCAATCGCCGCGTATTCACACTAACGACAAATCTACAGATGAATGACTTACTTGATAATTTGGTTATATCAAGTATTTCATATGTGGCAGATAAAGAGTCGCGCAGCGTGGTTGCATGTTCAATTGAAGCCGAGCGCGTTCATTTTGCGCAGATAAAATATGCGACTTTAGATGCTGAAGAAGTAAACGGATTAATGGTTAATAGTTCTGATAGCGCACTAGCAAGTGATGAAATTTATGCAGATTACACATTGGGTGCTGATGGAGATTTTGCATTTTCTGATACTGGTTTAGAAGCATTCAGTAATTTCTTACTTAATAAAGAGTCGGACATTCATGTTAGATTTGGTGATGCCATGACTGAATACTGTAAGAAAAATGGATTATCAACTCCAGTACCATTATATATATTAACTCAAGAAATTGATAGAAATCAAACAGATTCATCAAATCTGGTATACTCATTTAGATTTCCATCAGACTTCGGTATAAATATTACAGGTGAAACTCAGAGTAAAGATCGTGGTGCTGCATATGAATTTTATACATATAAAATAAAATTTGGATTTGGCGGACACAAAGAATGTAAAATTAAAGATATATATTGGTATGGTAATGCACGTCTTGGTGAAGATATTGCAGAAGTTGGAGACAATATATCATCCAGTATTATTGGTACCAATCGTTTAGCAGCATTAAATCCATTTAGAGACGATTTAGACACACCAAAGTTTCATAATGGAGTGTTAGATCGCGAAACAGGATTATATGATCTAGTCGAGTCTTATAATTTTTTAGGTGTTACATATAACACTGAAAAGCGATTAAAATATAAAGATGTTAAATCAGCATTGGCTAGTGCTGGAGCTGAATACGTATCAACAACTCCATCAACTATATCTAGTGGACAACTGACAATACGCGGCGATGGCGCTGATAAACTTTTACACAATGGTTATGTACAGGGATACGAATGTAAAACATTATTCCCGTCTATAAAAGTATCAGCCCAGGATTCTGGCGATGGTCCATATGGATCAGCAACCGAACTATTTCAGCGCGGTGAAATTGATTGGCAGTTTGGTAAATTACGCGTACAATTTAGTATTAAAGTTGGTTATGAATCACTTGCTGCAAATCGTAATAAAATACTAGATTATTGGAAACGTGAAATAACAGGTGGGTCTGAGTATATAGATGTACATTATGGTGTATTATTTGTTGGTGCCAAAGTATTAATTATAATGTTCAATCCAAGTGTTATGAACTCACGAACTGTAGTTAAAACACAATCGGCGGTGGAGTGATGGATAGTAAAACTCTCACTAAAGCATATTGTAATATTAAACGTATGCGCACGGATGCTGTTGAATTACGTGAACGTATAAATACACAGTTTGGCGATGAGTCTAAATATTTAGAATTATTGGGCCAAGAGAGTTTAAATCCATCAATGATATTATCAGCACAATATAAACAAGCTAATAAAAATGTTAATATTTTAGAATTTGATAGCACACAATTAGACATAGATGTCACTATAGATTTTGATGAAACTACAACCTTCGAAGTTGTAGTTTGGAATCTTAAAGATGAAAAAGAAATAATTGTCGATGATCAATTAGAAATTAAACTTTACTGGGATGGTTACACCCGCCCAACTGATATGCTAGTAATCAGTGGATTTGTTACATCTATTGCTCGTAAAAACGATGGAGCTGATATGATGTATACATTTAAGGGTGATATAACTGCTGATTGGGCATTGACATATTTAAAGGTTTTAACAGTTCCGGTGCACATTAGAACTACAAATAATCTAGTTGAAGTTATAAAGCATGCTGGTATACGTATGGTTAAAACCCCTGATGGTACACTTCCTAGACAATTTTTAATTAAAGATAAAATTTCTGTGCGAGAAGTTCTTAATAATGCGCTCACTGCATTTGGTCCTGAGTACACATGGTCTCTCATGAATGATGTAATTATATTTCATAAATCCGATAAATATATATCTAGCACTTTAGATGTGATAGATTTAAATAATTCCGATGTTATCGATTATGAAATAGTAGATGATAGAATGCATTTAAAAACTTTTGGTTTACCAGAATTAGATGTAGGAAGCATCTTTAGATATTTGGAACAGTCGTATATAGTTGATACTATAAAACACACGTTCACTCATTCTGGTGGATATTTATGTGATATATATTCGGGGGCAAGTTCCAATGCAAATGAAGAGCAACCGTTCATCGATGAATGAACTTTTAACAAAGATTAAAACATGGATTCATGATGTTTTTAATCGTGACTTTTTTTCACTATATGAAGGAGTTGTTGAATCATATGACACAACGAATTCAATTGTATCTGTAAGAATACCAGAATTATCTGATATTCAAATACATGATTGTAGATACGCTTACCCGGCGCGCGGTATAAAATTTCCATTGCGCAGTGGTGATCATGTAATTATTGGATTTTTATCATTTGATATTTCCAGACCGATAGTGTTTGGATATTTACCGGCTACAGATGTACCGGAAGCATTTACTGAAAATACGTTCATATTAGAAAATGGTAGTTCTAAATTAACTATTACATCCAATGCAATTACATTAGAATCTGGAGCTATTACAGCCAATGGTGAAGATTTGACATATGATGATGAGGGATCAATGTGAGTTATGGTAAAACTATTAAATTAACAGATGACTATGATTGGTCATTTAATACCCACAAATCTTTAGAAATGGTTAGCGGCACTGATAATTTAGTTCAAAATGTAAATATTATATTGAACACATTTGAGGGTGAACACCCATTTGTTGCTAACTTTGGTACGAGACTTCAGGATCTAATTGGTAGAAGCGTGTCTGATAATTTTATTAAATATACATTGCGCAATGCATTATTGAAAGATCCAAGAATTAAAGCTATACGTAATATAAGCATCACACGCAATAGAAGTGTTGTGACTGCTAAAATAACAATACAAACAATGAGTGCTGAACTCATTGATATTAGGAGTATAACACAATGGTAGTCACATCAAATGGTTTTACAAGAAAAACTTATTCTGATATAATGACAGATATGGAAACGGCGCTGAAACATTCGTTTGGTTCAGATGTTGATCTGTCACCTGGAAGTCCTATAAATTTAATCACAAATTTATTTGCCGTCGAATTATCGAAAGCTTGGCTTACGCTTGAAGATGTTTATAATTCAGCATTTTTAAATACTAGTGCTGGAACAGCACTTGAGAATATTGGTGCTATAGTTGGTGTATCTCGCGACATGGGCTCTAAAGCAACTGGTGAAGTTACATTCTTAAGAACCACGCCACTGCCAAGTGGAAGTATTAGAACGATACCTGCTGGTACGATTATCAAATCTAATGAAGAATATCCACTGAAATATGTTACAACACAATCAGTGTATATGTATCCAACTATCAATGATGAAACTGCTACAATTATTGATCAGTCGAAATTTTCACTTGAAAATTATGTGGGCGAGGTTATTAGTATAAGCGGTTCTAATGGCGCTGATTATGTAAGTAATATTGATACAGTGTCCGGCCGTGTTGTATATCTAAATACATTATATCCAGAGAATACTAATTTAAGTGTTACTTATAAACCAATAAGTATTACAGCTCCTGTAGAAGCTCTAAACATCGGATATGTTTATAATGCTATACCCGGAATGTTAACATTAATGGAAACCCAACCTTCATTTATACACTCTGTCACTAATGAATATTACATTGTTGGTGGAAAAGATGTTGAATTAGACATTGAATTACGTGACAGAATTGCTGGTACAGCCGAGGCATTGGGTAATGCAACTAAAGTTGCTATAGATTTTAAATTACGACAGGTAGATAATGTTTCAAATGTTGTGGTAAAAGATGTTGTATTGACACAGTATACAGAAAATATTACTGCATCTGGATCTAATACATTTACATTAGCACATACTCCATTATATACAATTAATTCAATAAGTGGTTCAGTCTCTGGAACAATGACATATAGCTCATTCCATGATGTTACTGGAGTTGTAACTTTAAATGAAACAACATCCAATGGCGAAGATTTAGAAATTGTGTATCACGCCGAATCAGATTTAGATACTGAAGTTTTTGGTCAGGGGTTAATTAAAGTGTTCGTTGCGGGCGGCGAGGTTGCAGATATAGTTAATGTGTTAGAGAATACGCGCGCAGCCGGTATACAAGCTATTGGTTATAATAGTGGTAGTTCAATGGCATACGGCTCTGCATTATATCCATTCTCATGGTTCTATAGATTATACGATGCTATCGTTGATATTCAATTACACATCTACTATGAAGATGATGTTGAACCAGATGACGAAGAAGCGTTAATTATTCAGATTAGAGAAGCTATAACTAATTATGTTAATAGCCGCGGACTTGGTGAAAAGGTCTGGAAAAACCAGATTGAAAAAGTTGCCATGAACTGTGCACCAGACATTATTGCATCTGTAGATATAATTGAAATTACAATGAATGGAGAAACTCAAGACGAACATCCAAGGTATCTTGTATCATCTGATGAATATATGCCAACCACAGGCTTAATTGTGATCGGTGTTCAATAATGCCACAGTATATAGTTGATGATTGGGAATATGTAACACTAACTTCATCAGAAATTAGTGGATCATTAATTCTTCCAACGGCTATCAGTGGTTCTGTAGAATCAGAAATTATAGATTTAACGAGTAAGCATACTGGCCTCACGGCCATATATGTTGATGCATTTGATGTTGATATCTATTATATAACTGATACCAGCACTGAATGGACACTGGCTGAGCCGACGCTGCTAACTGAACATATATTAATACCATTTGGCGGCCAGTTCTGTACACAATATGATATCGCATATTTAGAAAATTTACAAACAGAAGTTGCTTATCGACAGGGTGAAGAATTAAATCCGTCTAACCTCGTTGGATTTGCGCGCGTTGGATATTCAACAATTGATGATGGAACATATACAGAGGCGCCGATTCTTGATGGTATATTTGTAGAGAATAATTATGTCAGAATATCTAATGAATCACTGCTGCCAGCACGCACAAATATAAGTGTTGTGTATAAACCCACAATTCCAGTGTTAAGTGGAATTGGTAGATATTTAGTTTTAAAGGTAATATTTAAATCTATGGACTCATATCTATCGAGTATTACAGTTGATTTTAAATTAAATACATTTACAAATGTTATGCATGGTGTACCAACATTTTATAGGAGAATATAATGACAAATTATATGAGAGTGTTTGATGCAATATCACAGTCATTCGATACATTATTGTATGATATGACTCGTGTTAAATACTCATATATGATTACTAGCGCGCGTGGTGAACATCTTGATAAAATTGGTGATATCGTTAAATATGATAGACCATTTGGATTAAATGATGCTCAATATAGAGCTCTATTGCTGAGAGCAATGGGATTAAATACAGGCGCCGGTACACTACCATCAATTAGATCATTCCTTGAGGGATATTTAAATACAACACATATTGAAATATATGAACCACAAGTTGGCACAGTAACAATTGCGCTAAATAATTCATTTCAATCTCGTGAAGATGAAATACGTAATGAATTGAGACAATTAGTTGCCTGTGGCATACGCATTGATATTATATTCGGCAAAACATCGTGGAATGTGTCTTACTGGAACGATGATGATGAGAATTCAGATACATATGCAGCTTGGGTATGAGGTAATAAAATGACAACTGTTAATCCACCAACAAGTAATGGCGGCGCATTTGAGCCGCTAACACTTATTCGCGCTGAAGAAATGAATGATGAGTTAGATGCAATCAATTACGATCTAAATTATATAACCGGCGTTTTACAATCAATATATGAAAAACTAGATACAATCGAGCCCGGGGCCGGCGCAACTTTAAGTAGCGATCAAATTATTGCTCTTATAAATCTTGGTTCATCTAAAATTAATGTCGAAAGATTATCGGAAGATGTATCATCTGGTGGCGATGTCACAGTCGCTATAGCTAATCATAGGACAACTACCACACAAGCGTATATGCATCCGCAGAATGCTATTAAATCCACCGAGTTAACATATTCTAATACGCCTACTTCATATATAACAAGTCCGGTAAATTTATTAGATGAACTGAAGAATTTACGATACGCCATTCATAAAGTTACTGGCAAGACTACTTGGATTGATACACCGACAGAAAATCTTACGCAACTTACAGCTGCTCTAGATGTTGTACAAGCAAAGCTTGCTGGTATCGAATCTGGTGCGACTGCTGATATGAGCGCATCTGAAATATTAACTGCCGTTAAAACTGTAGATGGCGCTGCTAGCGGCTTAGATGCAGATCTCTTAGATGGTCAGCATGGATCGTATTATGCATCTACGAGTTCAGTTAACTCACATCTTGTTAATATTTCAAATCCACATAGTGTTACAAAATCTCAAGTTGGCCTGGCTAACGTTTTGAATGTTCAGCAGTTTCCAGCATCTAACGTAGAAACTGGCACATCTACTAATGGTTTAACTACATACGTTCCATCATCATACACGATGAATAATGTTATCGGTAAAGCATTTGGTGCAAGTGGTGGCACATGTTGGTTATATAGACAAGATACCTCATCTGAGGGCGGACAAATAAACTTTGAAACTGCCAATGCATCATCATATCCGCATCAAATATCAATTGATCGTTTTGGTAGTATTTTAAGATTATATTCTGTAAAGGGTTCTACAGAAAAAGTTATTAACGTTCCACAGTTGGGTGCATCTGGATCTGATGTCACATCTGTATTAATGAGTGTTCCTGATATGGGTAATCATACAAGTGTAGCTAATGAATATTGGAGTGGTAGTACCGCAAGTTATGTTCAAAATACAATTTTTGGACCACTTATGATTCTAGGTGGTACAGTCTGTAGATCAAATGATTATGGATATGTGCAATGGTCAACTAATGGTTCTGCATGGAACAATTTCAGCGTTGCTACAACTGGAAGTTCACCAGCGACGACATCATCAAACCCAGTATCAATGGGTGCTATACCATGCGCATACGTTTCTGGAACTTTATATTTAAAAGCTGGATCAACGTACAGTGGTGCCTCTAGTAAACAATATGGCGGATCGTATCAAATCTCATATGTGAGGTTGTAATGACACAATTCATTAAAAAGAATTGGGTTACCGGTGAAGTTATCACTGAATCTGATATGGATAGGCTCGAGGGCGGGGTTCAAGATGCATTTACAACAGCGACCGCTGTTGATATTGTGGTATCAGATCATATTAATGATTTAGAATTACACTTAAGTGAAAGTGATAGAAATGCTCTTGATACGCTTATTGGTTATGGTGAGGATATAGCAGTAATTTCTGATATAACTAAAGAGCAGGTTGGTCTATCCAACGTTGAAAATATACTTAATAATTATGCCGCCGTAACTGATCCATTGACCACATCAAATGGATATAATATTGGAAGCATTTGGGTTAACACATCTAATGATAAATCATATATATGTGTTGATAATACCAATAATGCAGTTGTTTGGAAAGATATAACTGCTAGTGGTAGTGTGGTTTCAGGGTCTGGCACCGGTGTACATAATGATTTGACTGGTATTCAGGGTGGGGCTCCCGGTAATTATTATCATTTAACTGCTGCACAATCAAGTGCATTAATTTCACATTTAACTGATTATAATAATCCACATCAGACAGCCACCGGCGGCGGTAGTGGATATGTTGAATTAGATGCTCTAGGATATTTAGAGCGTGATCAAATACCTAAATGTAATCTGCGTAATATATTTAACGAAGCTTTCACATCACATGCCACTGCCGAGAATAATAGCTGGCGCGGACTCTGTTGGTCACCAGACTTAAGATTATGGTGCGCTGTATCTACAAATGGTAGACATCAAGTTATGACTAGTCCTGACGGACTTACATGGACTGCGCGTTCTGCATCTAATAATAACTATTGGGCAGACGTATGCTGGTCTCCAAGTTTAAAGTTATTCGTAGCTGTATCATATAATGTTAATGCATCTCCAACTGGCGTTGCCGGTCGTGTTATGACGTCACCAGATGGAATAACATGGACTAGTAGAACGGCCGCTGCTGAAAAACATTGGACATCAATTGTTTGGTCTGAAGAATTACAAATATTTGTAGCACTTGCATATTTTGTTACTGGTGATCCGTCTGGTACAAATCTGGTAATGACTTCAGATAATGGTATTGATTGGACAATTCATAATGCAGCATGTGAGGCTTACTGGGAAGATGTGTGCTGGTCTCCAGAGCTAGAGCTCTTTGTAGCTGTAGCTGGTGGTGCATCAGCGATATATAAAGTGATGACTTCAAGTGATGGAGTCACTTGGACCGGCCAGTCATTACCGTCGGCGATTTCATCAAATCAATGGGGCGGGGTCGCATGGTCGCCAAGTCTTGGAATGTTTGCTGCTGTATCATACACTGGAACTTATAAAGTAATGACATCTGTTGATGGAATCAATTGGACTCCACGCACTGCTGCAACAACAAATAATTGGTATAAGATTATATGGTCTCCAGAGTTCCAACACTTTGTAGCATGTTCACTCACTGGTGTTAATAATCGTATAATGTATTCAAGGGATGGAATCTCTTGGTATAGTGGAATAAGTGCTGCTGATAATAGTTGGTATACAATTGGTTATTCAACAACGCTAGCTCAAGTTGTATGTTTATCAACTACTGGTACTGGTAACAGATGCATGGTATCTCCAGATGTTATGGATTATGCTATTGATGGTGATTATGCAAAATCTGGTCAGTTTAAAGAACTTTATATAGATACATATCCAGCGCTGAGCGCTAAAGAAAATATTAAATCTATTAATTCAACATATAGTGCTAGCGTTAATGATCGTGTATTATTATGTAATGGAACATTTACTATAAATTTACCAAGTGTAAGTTCTGCTAATGGTATTACGTATGTTATTAAAAATATTGGAACCGGAACCATTACAATTGATGGTAATGCATCAGAAACTATTGATGGTGCAACTACAAAAACTATAAGCTCCCAATATAATTCTGTAAGAATTGTATGTAATGGTAGTGCATGGTTTATTATTTGATGGTGTGATAAAATGGCAAGTTATACATATGGACCAAGCGATATAAGCGCTATTCGTAGTGCTTTATCTGCTGGTAATAACACTGTTACATTGCGTGCAGGTACATATAGATTAACATCATCAACAACTTTTACATTCGGTAGTAATACCACACTCATTGGTAGTTCAGGAACAATCATAACCGGTGGTACATTTGGACCGATGTTTAGTGCTTCATCTAAAAGTAATATAACCATACGTAATTGTGAAATCACGCATTCCGCCCCATCTGGAAATTATGGTTCCGCCCCGTGGACTGATTATTATACAATGTATTTTAGTTCAGTCACTGGATTATACATATATAATTGCTACATACATGATGGGTATGGAGATTTCATTATATGCCGTGGTTGTACAAATATATATGTTCATGATAATACTATGTATTATTCTGGTCACGAATGTTTATATGCATTATCATGTGCTAATGTAAATTTTTATAATAACAGATGTAGAACTAGAGAAAATAGTGCATGTAGACTTAGTGGAACTCATACAACTGGTGCAAGCATACATCATAATGATATAGATGGTAAGAAATATGGTAGTTCTGATTCATGTACAGGACCTGGAATTCAAATTGATACAACCCAATATGGTACTGAACTTAAGGACATAAGAATTTATAATAACACTATACATGATACCAAGGGCGCTGGTATTTGGGCACAAAGTGATAATACTCCCGCATTAGCGCATAATATTTATATATATGATAATATATTTACTAATTGTGGTAGTGGTACAGCAATTCACCAGCGTGCCGGTATAAATAGTTTTCAGATACATAATTTATATATAGAACGTAATACATTTACAAACTGTGGATCTAGTGGATCTAAATGCGCATTGAGATTAATATACCGTGCTGCTAGTGGTGCAGCGCAACCATCTTATAAATATACTATATATTTTAGACATAATATTGGGCAGCAAACCGTTATTAAAGAGCACACGATATCTGTTAAACCATATTACACAACCAATGCATCTGATTCGCATCTAACATATAATATTAATAATCATACGGTTATTACAACGGGAACTGATGTTACGACACCCGATGGCGGCGCTACCCCAACGCCCGTGCCAGGTCCAATTGATACAACGCAACCATCTGTATCACTTATAACAAATGCAACAACACTTACGCGCGGAAATTCTACAACCCTGAGCTGGCGCGCTGATAATTGTACACATGCAATTTTAAATACTTATGTTGGTGGTACACTTACAGCAGCAGTTGAATTACCACTGGCTAGCTCCACCAGTTCATCTGGCACATATTCCGTGACTCCAACAACAACAAGTGTGTATACACTTGTTGGATATTATAATAAAGTATCACCAACTAGAAGTGCAAGTTCTAGTACACAAATTACTGTTACAGATCCAGTAATTGTTAATCCTTCCATTTCATCAATAACAACTAGTAAAACTACTATATATACAAATGAAATGGTTAAGATTAATATTAATGGTGCTAAAGATTATACATATGCTAATTTAGCTGTTGAACAATATACTGGTAATACAAGTAATATTGATATATTAACAAATTTAATTAATGGTAATGGTAACGCAACTATTACCACAGCTTTTAGTTTAACCGGTACAAAAAGTATAATTTTAACACTAAAGAACGGTGGTATTGTTAAAACATTTACCCCGGCTGCGCCGATAACAGTAATTGCTGCACCAACGCCAGCAACTCCGTCGCTGACGTTAAACGCAAGTTTTACAGAAATTATATATGGAGATGAGATATCTCTCAATTGGACATGCACTAATGCCACATCATTAATGGTTAATGGTCTACCACAATCATCTATTACAACCGGAAGTATTTCTGTATCTCCTGGTAGTGATGCTGTAGACAAAACAATTTCAAATTCATATGTATATACAGCAATTGCTACTAATTCATCATATGGATTAACATCAACTACTACTAAAACTGTAACTATAACTGTAAATCCATATATACCAAAGGTTCCATTAGTGCGTTTACGCACTGATACGCAACTTGTTGATATTGATCAGCCAGCCACAATTTCGTGGGTTGCAGAAAATACAAATTCATTATTTGTAAATTATGATATTGGTGCGGTAGATCCAGTATCTGGTTCAATACAGGTATATCCAACTACTGAAACTACTTATGTATTTTCAGCTATTGGAGACGATGGTGCTAACAATACATCGATCACTATCGATGTCTTGGCTGAAGATATAATGTCACAATTTGTGTCAACACCAACGACTGTATATCCAGGCGATCCAGTGACACTTGCTTGGGCATCTCGGTTCGGTAAATATGGTAATATTGACAATGATATTGGTGCTGTTAATCCCGCCAGTGGCGTGTATACTATTTACCCTGCTGTAAGCAGTGATTATGTGTTTACAGTTTCTGGATCGATGGGTGTTGATTCTAAAACAATACACGTCAGTGTATTGGATGCATTGCCATCTGGTAGTATGAGTGTTCAATATTCTGTAGATAAACCACTTATTAGTTCTGGCGAACTTACAACCATATCGTGGACAACCAATGGTGTAGATGCAATGGCATGCGGGCAAGACATTGGTTTTGTTGATGTTCCAAGTGGATCAATTCAAGTGTATCCATATTATACGGAGAACTATGAATTTATAGCTGTTAATGGAGTTGACTCTCTAGTTTACGAGGTGCCGATATATGTAATCGGTGAAGACTATGAATTAATACAGGCTGTCATACCAACATACACTCAAGATTATATTGATATAACTGGTAGAAGAATTTACGTAAGTGGCGGACAATCAACTAGTGATACACAGTACACTTGGGATATTGATACAAATGCTAGCATGCGACCAAATCCTAATGATGATATGATAACATTTGCATATGACGAAAATGGATATTATATGATTACACTTACTAGTGTTGATCACGACGGAAATATTACAAAGCAGACAGTGCGCGCGACTGTAATAAATACCTAAACGTTTATAAATAAAGAACAGTATAGCAAAAGAATTTAGTATAGAGGTCATTATGAAATACTGGAATATGATATTAACAGATGTTGATGGTACATCTGCTATTGTTCAAGATAATGGTACCGCTGATAATCGCGGTGTTTATAAAATAACTGCTGACACTGCTGGCAGTTATTATTTTTATGTTGATTGGTCTGGGAATGAAAGTTTTAAATTTGAAAAATTCTCAGTGCAAAAGTCCACCGGCGGTGGATATTTATGGTGCGCTGTTCAATGGAAGATTAATGGTTCATGGGTAGATGGTGGGTTAAGTGAATCATATTTGACAGATCCAAATCTTAAGTTTGATGCCACGCAAGCAGCATGCTGGAATACTATAGATATTGAACAGGTGTGCTATGGTGTGCCAGTTCGAGTGAAGTGTTTAGTTGAAAATGCTGGTAATATACTTGCACAGGCACTTAGGAGTTAATTAAATGAAATTGAAAATAATCCCAATTGCAATAATCCTTATGATCCTTATTTCACCATTCGCATGGGCGGCAGGTTATAAGGTTGATGTTAAGGAATCTGATAAGAAAATAGATACAAAGATTGACGAAGGAAAAATCATCGATAAGACTAAGGAATCAAAGAAGGACATTGCGAATGTTCCCAAAGAATTGAATGGGAAAATCAAAGTCAAAGATTCCGACACTAGCAAATATAAAGTAGAGAAGACTGATAAGAACTCTATTAAAATCACCAAAGACGAGGTTGCAGGCGAGCACACCAAGACAGAGATATCCGTTGATACTGCATACCTGACAGAGCTTGACAAACAGGCAAATGCTGATGGGTACATCGGATATATGCGGTTGGTAGACGGACAGGTAGCTGATGTTCAGAAAATCAAAATCTCAGACATCAGTTCCGGCGGAACTTCTACAATACC